CATTTTTTTAATATATAAATAAAAGTTATGAATACATTACACACCACATTGACAGCTTTAGAAGCACAGTTAGAATCTCAAAAAGCAGATTGTATCGAATACGAAACCAACGTGTACGAAAAACAACTGAATACCTTACAAGAAAAAGTAACTAATTTTTTTGTTAGTATTGGTATTGCTAAAAAAATTATTTTTAGTGGTACGAACATTAGAATTGCGATTAACGAAAATTCTAATTATAGCACTGCTAAGATTGAATTGTACTACGAATTGCCGTGGAGACTTAAAAAAGAAAATCGTACAGGTTATGTTGAATTAAGTTGGTACGGATTCCGTACTAACACTTGTTGGTACGAAAGTAGATGTAAATCTACCGAATCAGAACATATAGAATATCTTAAGTGCTTAGGTGAAATAGCTGCCTTGTTACCTACGATCGAAGCAGAGTGGCACAAGTGGTACGAAGAGTATAAAGAATATAGTAGCGCTAAACAAGTTTATTATTCTGCGATTGATACTACACAGCGCGTTATTTATGACACTCAAATGTTAATCGCTAAAGGAGAAATAGAACAGTACAAAAAAGTTGGTTTTAAGTGCGAGCTTAAACCTAAAATCGAATGTAAGAGAGATTTTGATGTTGAACGTGGTACTTTTGGAGATTATAAATTATATGAAGAACCAGCATCAATAAGATTAGAGCACGGATATGGAAAATGGGATCATACATACATCGATTCTTTCGAAATTGTAAAAGAGTTGAAGAGAAGTAAAATGTTGGTTAGAATAAAACCTACTAATTACGCCACAGAAATGGAGTACGAATTAACACCTAAGTTCTTCGAACCTTTCATTCAAGACGTGTACAATTGGCAGACTTCTGGCGCAGAAGAAAAATCTCTTAATACGTATAAATTTTTCGATAATCATGCCACAAAACAAGTAGCAGAAATTGCTGAATAATTTAATAATACTAAAATAAAATAAAAGTTATGAATACGAAATTACACAAAGTTACTAATAAAGAATTGCTATTTAGATTCATTGAGAGTAAACCAAATAAAAGAGTTACTTATTCAGAAATGCAAAAATTCTTATTCGAGCTCAATCGTCCAGGTGAAACATTCGATAGCTACCTAAATCGTGGATACCAGTCTACGAACTTGGTTCCTGGATCTGGATACATGTACAAAGACGTTGGTTACGGAAAATTAGTTAAGTTAGTGGACAATTATGGAAAAGCTACATATACAATAGTAAGACCTCGTAGATACAAAGAAACGTACAAATTTAAAAACGAAAATAAAATAAATGTTATGAGCACAAATAAAAAATTTAAAGTAGGAGATACAGTAATTGGTAATTCAAAGGCGAATGATCACTATGAAGTTACAGTTGAAAATTGGTTAGGTACAATAATTAATATTAACAGTAATGGATATATTCAAATTAAAGGGACATACGGTGGACAATTTTGGGTAGATTCTGATTGTTTTGATTTAGTACCTAAAAGAAAAAAAGCGCAAGAAGTAGCTACTAAAGAACATTACGAAGTTGATGTTCCCTTTATTAAAGCAGCTCATAGTGCAGCTTGTTCTGAATGGAAGAAAAAATTGGAAGATAAATTTCCAGACGTGTTTCCTAAATTAACACCGATTGAATTAGCCTTAAAGAAATTTGGTAGAGATACTGTATACGCCGTTTTTTACAAAGTAATAGTGCACTATGATCATATATTCATTCCATTACCTAATGCTAATACTGCGTGGACAATGAGTGCGTTTGAGTTTGCAAAAGAATTCATTGAGCAGAATCCAAATTCTTACATTATTCATAATGCTGTACGTACATTCGAATCATTGAAAAACTCTGATAAGTTTGATGAATCCAATCATGACAAAGAATTATACAATTATTTAGTTATCAACTTTAATGAATAGTGATTCTTATTAAACAATATTAAAAACACTTAAATAGAAATATGAAGTTAAAACTAGAAAAAGGTCAAAAGTTGTGGTTCACTAGCGATACTCACTACAATCATTCTAACATTTGTAAAGCGACCACTGAGTGGACCAACGCAACTACTCTTAGAGATTTTGATAGTTTAGAGCGTATGAACCAAACTTTAGTTGATAATATCAATAAAGTAGTTGGTCAAAATGATATATTATTTCACTTAGGTGATTGGAGTTTCGGTGGATTTGAACAGATTGAAAAGTTTAGAAATAAGATTGTGTGTAAGAACGTTCACATTATTACCGGTAATCACGATCACCACATTGAAAGCAACAGAGAAGACTGTCGAATGCTATTTAGTTCTGTAAATAAGTACTTAGAACTAAGTGTTAAGTGGAATATTGGAATTCCTTTACTTAACGAACGATGTGAACAAAATTTTATATTAATGCATTTTCCTATTGCGAGCTGGAATAACATGTCAAGAGGATCAATTCATTTACACGGTCACGTTCACTTAACTAAAAACCAACGTATAGGTAAAGGTAGAATGATGGACGTAGGAGTTGAAGGTAACGATTTTAGTCCCATCGAATTAAGAGACGTGTTATCGTTATTACGTAAGCGTCCAATTAAATCTTTGTTAGAAGAAGATCATCACGAAATTATAGAACGGTATCAATAATATGAAGTACATTTTTAGAGGTTACACAATATTTGAGTACGACAAAGAAAAGAAAACTGTTACACAAAGTAAAATCAGTGGAGTAATTCCTGCTTTCGATTTTTGTCACATGATACCTGAAGACTACATGTTATTGGGAGAATTCTTTAATACAGTTTATCGTCACATACAAGGAGAACAAGTAGAATTAAAAAACATTGAAGTTAACTAAATACAAAATAAATTATGAGCAAAGTATTAGTATTATTAAGAGGACTTCCCGGATCAGGAAAAACATCATTCGCAAATTTTATATGGTCTAGCTACGCTGTTTGTGAAGCTGATAAATTTTTCTATGATAAAGAAAGTAATTACAATTTCGATGCTACTAAATTAAAAGAAGCCCATGAATGGTGCAGAAATGAAGTAGAAACAAGGATGCAAGACAATCAAAACAATCCTCAATATTATCCGGAAATTGTGGTATCTAATACGTTTACCCAAGAATGGGAAATGGAAGCTTATTTTGATTTAGCAAAGAAGTACGATTATAGAGTAGTATCATTAATTGTAGAGAACAGACATGGAAATAGTAATATTCATGGAGTACCAGATGATGTATTAAATAAAATGAGAAATAGATTTTCAATAAAATTATAATCAATGTCATTATTAATAGGAAGTACAGCAATTAAATATCATTTTCCAGATTTTCCAAGAGATCCAAAAGATACTGATTATGCAGTAGACATTAAAGAGTGGTCAAAATCAAGTACAAAAAGTACAGAGTATTTACTAAATCCAATCATTGGTAATTTAGATGGTATTGCAAGTCCTGATACTTTGCTTACTCTAAAAATGAGTCACGCAATTGGATGGAATATTAATTGGGAAAAACATATTTTTGATATTCAATTCTTATTAAAAAAAGGAGCTAAATTAAATTTAGAATTGTTTAATGAATTGTACGCGTATTGGAATACCGTACACGAACCCAATAAACGTAGTGATCTTGATATGAGCGCGGAAGAATTTTTTAACAACACGTTAAAAACTCCTCATGATTATTATCACACTCTTTTAAAAGAGATTCCTACATACACTAAAGTATTAAAGGACGATGCAGAAGTGGATGTAAGTGAAGACAAATTTAATGCATTAGATTTTGAAGAAAAGTGTGATCTTGTTAGAGAAGAAGTTATGGTAATGGCGTACGAAAGATATAAACACAAGAATTTTAGAGTAGCTTATTCAATCATGTTAAAAAAATTCATATTAAATCACGCACCGATTTGGGAAGCTTTATTTATAATCCAGAATTTTGTATATTTACACAAACCAAATTTTAATTATTTTAAAAAAATAGAAAATGAATTACACAGAATTAAATAAAATCACAAAAGATCTAGAATTTTTTAGACGTAAATCTAAGATGGAACAAAAAATAGTTGTTCATGAAATTGATAGTGATGATGGAGGTTCTCAAGGAGAAGAAGGCATATATTACGAGGTATACGCAATACCTCAAATAGAAGATAATCTTTTTATCAAATTTGAAATAAGAACAGATTCCTACGGGAACAATAATCGAATGGTAGGATTTGAGTTTGTAAGACCAACAGAAAAAATAGTTAAAGTATTTGTATCAATTTAAAAATAAAAAAATAAACGTTATGAATTATCAAGAAATTTTAGAAGTACTAAAAAGTAAATTAGAACGCGTAGAATCTTTTGGTTATGAAGATTTTGATCAAAAAGAATTAGGATTGGGTTCAATAGATAACATAGCATCTCACGGTGGTGAAGATCAAGGTAGCGATTGGTGGGTTGTATATCACTTTGAAGATCATGATGTATACATTAAAGTTGAAGGTTATTATAGTAGTTACCATGGTACAGATTTTGAAGATTGGGATGAAGCATGTTCAGAAGTAAAACCAAAAGAAAAAGTGGTTACTGTTTACGAATAGTATAAATTATTAAGTTATGACAATGCAAGTTACAGATACTATGGTTGAAATTTTAAAAGATCAGTTCTTAGGTAAAAAAATATCATTGTTAGATTCTAAAGGAAAAAAATGGGTGGGAAAATGTGAATTCATTGGTCCCAACCCATTCATTCCAAGTTGGGGGTTACAAGTAACTATTGGAAGAATGCCTATTACTAATGTGCAAATTAAGTCAATTAAAATAGAAGACTAATGAAAAATGAAAATAGTGTTTGCTTTATCGGAGTTATTAAAGAAGTGATACAAATTCCAGGAGCAGATAATATAGAACAAGCATTCATAGGTGGATGGTCTTGTATAATTAAAAAAGGTTCAAGCACAAAAGGAGATCACGTTGTTGTTGCTACAACAGATGCAGTAATTCCTGAAGCTTTAGCTGAATCTTTAAATGTTACTAACTATCTACGTAAAGGTAATAGAGTACGTACAGTTAAATTGAAAGGTGTATACAGTGAATGCTTGATCATGGATTTAGATAGCGTTCCTCAAATGAAAAAGCAATACGCTACAGGAATTGGTTATTATTGGGACGAGGGAGAAGATCTAATGGAGTTATTAGGAATTTATAAATTTGAACCTCCAGTAAAAACAATTCAATTATCAGGTGGTAGAAAAATTAGGTATTCTGATAACCCAAATTTTCACATTTATTATAAGTTTCCAAACATTAAAAATGTGGAAGGTATTTTTAAAGAGGACGAAGATGAGGTTGAAATTACCAGAAAGATTCACGGTACTAATGCTAGATATGGAATTGTAAAGAAAAAGAATCTATCATTTTGGGACAAGATTCTAAAATTTTTAGGATTCGCTGACAAATGGATTGAGTACGAGTTTTGTGTTGGTTCTCATAATGTAGAAAAAGGATCTGATTCTCAAGGATTTTATGATACAAATGTATGGAGAGATATTGATGCTAATTATCGAATTAAAAAAAGGTTGTGGGATTATGTAAAGCATGATCATACACCGTCTTCCATTGGTTCTGGTTTTGTATTATACGGTGAGATCTACGGAGCTGGGATACAACAAAATTATGATTATGGTTTAAATGGAATAATGTTTAAGGGATTCGATATAACTATTAATGGAAAATACCAATCTACAGAGGATACTCATTACATAATCTCTGAAGAATTGGGATTATCATACGTAGATATTTTATTTATAGGACCGTGGAGAAAATCAGTACAAGACTTTTACGCGATGAATCAATTCATTCCAAATACTAAAATTCCAGAGGAGGGTATAGTAATTAAACACCTGTCAGGCGGTAGAAGTAAAGTAGCAAAAGTAATTAACCCAGATTATCTCATCTATGCAGAAAAGAAAGACGTAGGAGATTCACACTAAAATGTAAAATGAAAGTATGGCAAAGTGTAAAGTATGTCAAGAAGAAATTCACCCAAAACGCGTAGCTTTAGGATATAAAACAACATGTCCTAAACATTCAACAGCTGAAAAATACAGTGGAATCATATCCGCAACAGGAAAATCCGATTATGAATTAAACATAATTAAAGATCCTGAATTGGCAAGACAGTTGAAAGAGCTATCTCCAGTGTATGAGTAGCATATTTATAGATAGAATAAATCAATATGAATTACATTAGTCCAATAGCGTACGCGAATACTCTAAATACTTTTAGAGGAAATTATACCAATTTACAAGAATCAGAAGACGAAATCTGTCCTGATAATACTCATCATGAGTGGAAGAAAATTGGCAAAGAAAAAGCCAAGTGCGCCCATTGTGGTATGACCAAAGCAATAGCTTATGGATACGATCCAGAGCAATCATTTAAATCAGGTGAAGGTAATAAAATGAGAGAGGGTAGAATGAGTGAATCAAGAATGGAAATAGAGAGACTAAAACAAGGACTTTCTCCTGATGATGCTGAACAATTAGAAGAGTATTTGGACGCAATGGTTGAGATTAAAAAATCTATAAAGGAATTACTATTAAAAGGATCAAAAGCGCCTGAAGAGCATGAAATGGGAATGGATGAAGTTGGTGGAGATATGATGCATAAGTATATGAATGAGACCAAAAAGAAAAAGAAAAAATAATCAAATAAAAGAATTAAATTTGGCCTCCAACGAGGCCATTTTTATGTAACAAAAATCATGAAAATAGCACTAGCAATTTTATATTCTTTTATTGGTCAAGTAATATCTTTTGTGGCACTTCAAGGATCCACTAGATACGAATTTGTAAAAAATAATCAATGGTTAGCATGGTTATCAGGAATGATAAGTACAATGTTATTCATGAAAAGCGTCGGTTATTTTGTAGAGTATTATAACGGTCAAGTGTGGCCATCAAGAATATTTGGATTCGTCATTGGTTTAGTCGTATTTTCTTTGATGAGTTACTTCTTATTCAACGAGAAAATATCTTTAAAAACGGCAATTTGTTTAGGACTGTGTATAGTAATTACACTAGTTCAGTTATTATGGAAAAATTAAGATTATGAAAACAGTAATTATCTCTGACGTACACGGTAGATCTGTATGGAAATTAATCACTCACATGGAAAATGCAGATAGAGTTATTTTCTTAGGTGATTATTTTGATTCATACGAAATTTCAGCAGCCGAACAAATATACAATTTTCAAGAGATTATTGATTTTAAAGAAACTTCGTTTACAAATTCAGGAAAATCTGATCAACATAAAACGAAAGTTATCTTATTAATCGGTAATCATGATTATGGGTATTTTAGTGGAATCGATGGCACTAAAACTTCAGGTTATCAAATTAACTTAGCTCCAAGCATTAATATTGTATTAGAAGAGAATAAGCATCACATGCAAATGGCTTATCAATTTGATAAGTTCTTATTCACACACGCAGGTGTCAGTGAAGTGTTTATGAACGACATATTTGGAATAAATGAATGGAAGATTGAGAATCTTGTATCAGATCTTAACGATTTGTTTAAGTACAAACCCCAATCATTTATGTTTAATACGGCAGACAGGATGGGTTTTGGAGATTATGAACATCAATCACCAATTTGGATTAGACCAAGAAGTTTAATGAAAGCTGGTAAATTGGACAGAGAATTAAAGAAGCATGTTATTCAAATTGTTGGACATACAAAACAAGACCAAATAGATATTAAAGGTAAAGCAACTGGAAATAGATATTATTTTACTGACACACAAGAAACATCGGGAGAATATTTAGTTATCGAAAACGGTGTTGTAAAAATCGGCAATACTAGATAATTAAATTTTACCATTTCAAAAGGATTACGTATATTTACTTATAATCAATTATCAAAATATAGTTATGAAATTAGCAAAAGCACTAAAGCTTAAAAACAAAAAAGTATCAGAGTATAACTCCACTGTAGAAAAGATGGCTAACTCTAATACAATAGAAAAAGACAGCAAGAAACACTACAATTCAAAAGAGTTGTCTGTATTAGCAGAATCCCAAATGCAGAATTTAATTCAATTAAAGACTGCGATTCACAACACATCTGCACCGATTAGAGAGAAGATCTTTCGTATTGGTGAATTGAAATCCTATTTAGGATATATCAATAGATTAAATACAACTGAAGGTGTTGTAAAACAATCATATCGTGGAGCAGATTCAACGCCTTTTGTTTATGTAGTTGATTTTTCTGAAGCAGAAAAAGTGGCCAAAGCAAAAGAAATCCAAGATCAAATTGAAGCATTGCAAGAAGAATTAGATTCTTTTAACGCGACTACAAATTTGAAAGGATACACAGAATAAATTAAAAGTGCCGAGTAGTAAATTGAAAAATAGTAGGCTGAAATTCATCATTAAACTCCGACATTGATATCGTCACTGAACTTCAAGGTTTAAGATTCAAGGATTCAAAACGCAATCATTAATACCTTCAAAACTCATCATCGAATTTTAGGTATTATTTGGATATTTACGAAAGGCACTTTTTATTATATAAAACAAAAAAATAAAAAACAAGTTATGAAAAAAGTATTATTAGCATTAGTATTAGTAATGTCATTAGTTAGTTGTAAGTATGAACAACCAACTGCTGATGAAATAGATAGACAAAAACAAGAGAAGATCTTACAAGAAGGTCAAAGACAGACTGGTATGCCAGCGATTGTTAATTACCAAGAAAAGAAGAACCTTAAAACTATTTACGAATTAAGGGATAATAACAAGTTAATTAATTACGCATATCTGTTTAACAACATGACTGGTAAATTGATCTTTATTGGTAAGTGCATTGGTTATGGTATTCCTTACGCAACGCAATATTCGAACCCACAGAAAGTATATCATGAGGGAAGTCAATATGGTTTAATCTTACCTCAAGCAGAACCAAATGGTTTATTCATGCCAGCAGATGCACGAGGAACATGGGTATTATTATTAGACAAAGACGGTCAACCTCATCCAGTGTACATTGAACCTGATGTTATAGTATCACCATTTCCTTTAACAATTAATTAATATAAAAATATATGAAACAAGTATTTATCGGTTTAGGAATTTTAGCTGGATTTGTAATATTAATAATGGGGCTTTCGTTAGCATTTGGATGGTTCGGAGTTGGCTACACAAAAACTGTTGGTAAAGCACAACAAAATGCAGAACGTTCAGTGTTTGAAGAAACTCAATCGTATGTGGAAGGTAAACGCCAAGAAGTAACTAAGTTACGTTTTGAATATCTTAAAACAAAAGATAGAGACGAGAAAGAGGCTATTAAAGCTACGTTAAGAACTTCGTTAGCAAACTTTGATCGTTCAAAATTGGATAATGATTTAAAATCATTTTTAGATTCAACAGTTTATTCTTATTAGTATATGATACAAATACCTAATCATCTTATGATACCTATGAAACTAATCTTAGAAACACCCAACGATTCAGAGTTGGGTGCTAAGGTTAGAGAATCTTATTGGAAAAAAATAGATAGATTAAAAAAACTTAAAGAAAAAAGAGAGCATGAAAGTAACACTAATGCAAAGGGACTTCCTATATAATGTAGAAGATACTGAAAATAATACAGAATATACTGTTGCTATGATGGAAGATATCAACATAGAATCTCAATATATGAGTTATGATATTTATGATGATGATGGTGAAATTGTAAAAGACGAAGACACAATTATTAGAATAATGTCAGCTATAGAATCAACAAGAAATTAAAATTAAAAATTATGCCGTATTTTACTTATGATGTTTGTGAAGAAATGGAAGTATCAATTAACGATTTTTTATCTGAATGTGGTGGTACTGAAATTGATGAACTCATTGATTGTTTGATCGAAGATGGATATATCAAAGATAGTGATCGTATATATACAGAACAAATGTCAGTATCAGAATCAGAATTTGAAGACGCATTAAATAAATTACACAAAAAATGGAATCGTTTATCAAAAGAAGACGAATTGGCCATTATAGAAATAGCAAAGAAATTTTAAACCAAAAAATAAACCAATGAAGTGCATCAAAGCAATTAAAAAGCTAAAGAACATGGAGGTAGGAACTATCGTTAGAGTAGATGATGTAGAAGCCGAATCTAAAGTTAGAAGTGGATATTATAAGTACGTACCAAAATCTGAGTACAAAGTATCTAAACCAAAGGAAGAAATTGTTGTGAATCCTAATCATGAAGAAGATAAAAAGCTCATTAAAATAGCTAGTGAAATATCTATACAATCTACAATGACAATTTCAGAAAAACAATTAAAACGTGGCAAAACAAAAACTAAGTAAGAGTGGAAAACCCGTTGGTCATCTTATTCTAGAAATAGAAGAATTGTTCGATAAAAAACCTGACGGAAGACAAAAGAAAGAAGTTTTAATTTGGAAACAATCACTTAATCCAATAATAAAAGAAATAAACCTCTTGTCAGGTTTTAAAATGTACAATCCAATTAAATAAAAAATGAAAACAAAATTTAAAATTAATTTAATTCAAAAATTAAAAGCACAATTAATTATTTTCTATTACGAAAATATTTTTTCTATTTTTTCTAATCGTTTAGAAATTGAAAGACTTCAAATAAGAAGTAGTATTAAAAATATAGATGATTGTAAACACACTAAAAGAGTAAGTGAAGCTTCTAAATTTTTACATAGTATTAAGAAAAAAAGTAAGTCAATAAATAGTTTGTCTGATTATTTAGAATCTTTACCAGACAAAGAGAAAGTTGCCAACAATCTTATGACGTTCGACGAGGACGAGCTCAGAGCGTATTGGTACCCAGAAATACCGAAGGTGAAAACTGATATATCTAAAGAGTTAGAAACTCGTCAAGTTGACGCACAAGAGGCTGCTAAAAAAATAGAACAATTAAGAAAAGATCTTGAAGATGAAGCTGCTCGTAGAAAAGAGGAAGAAGAAATAGAAGCTGCTTATTTAGAACACAAATATGAAGAACAACGTCGTGCTCATTTAATAAATGTAGTTCAATCTGTAAATGATAATCTACAAAATAGCGAATTAAAAGAAGAAGTATCTCGAGTTACAAATGAGATTTTAGAGTCTAAAAAGAAAAGCAAATCAAAAACAAAAAAACAGAATGAAAAATCTAATAGCGAACCTAAAAAGAAATCTGTTACTAAAGATAAACCCACTCCTACTAGGAAAAAAGCTAAAAAGGATTAGAGAAGATATATTGCATGTACATGAATGGATAGAGATCGCTGTATATTCTAATAAAGATCGTTTGTATAGACATGAAAAATATAAATGCAAAAGTTGTAATAAACAAATGCACATTGTTAGACATTGGGATAGAATTCCTAAAATATCCATAACAGATATATATGACTCGAATAAATACGATACCTCCAAATAAATTGTGTGATTCTCATTTGATTGCAGAATATAGAGAGATATTACGAGTATTTAAATTGGCAAAACATGATGAGAAAGCTCCTAAAGAGTTTACATTAGGGAATGGTCACGTAAAATTTTTCTTTAATAAGTTACAATACACCCACGAAAGATTTAATTCATTAAGACAAGAGATATTAGATAGAGGATTTAAACCTAAAATGGAGTTTGATTCAGAAATTTTAGAATCTAAAAGATATTTATATAACCCATGGGAAGCAACAGAAATATCCAAAGAATTAATTCGACAAAGGATATTAGAACGAGCATTAACCATGAAGAATATAAGATATCGAGGGGAACTAATAACATTTGATCAATACAAACAATTACTGTATGATTAGCGTAAAAAGAGAAGAACTGTACGACATTTACATGAAACAAGTAGATGAAATATGCGAAATATTAGATTGGAAAACACAGTTTGGACCTCGAGAAATTGTAAATATAATTGCCAACATAATAGAAAAAGAATCAAGCGTTACTGTAAATAACGATTTAATAGAAGCTCAATCTAAAATCGCCAGCCTTCAAGCAAGATTGGAAAGGTGCATAGAAAAATCTTACTATTAGAAATGAAAATTTTCTATACAATTTTACTATATGTAACCTCGTGGATTATGCGAGTAAGTATACGTAAAAGGTGGTGGAAAGTATCATATAAAGTAGGTGAATTTAGAAAACATAAGTTATCACCTAAATTAAGATCACTAGTAAAAAAAAGTAATGAGAGAAAAAAACATTCCACTCGACAGTTATCATTATCACGAAATATTGGATAGATTAGCTATATTCACAGACATGATCGATAGCTATGTATATAAGCATCCTGTTTCAAAACATCACCCTGAGCTCTCAGATTTTATTGAGGAAGCATTAAATAAATTAGTTGATGCATATCAAATGGTTGCAAATTTACCTGTTTTAGATGATTCTAATGACGATAAATTTAAACCTAATTATAGTCAATTTGAAGACTCAACATTTAGTCAAATTCCACCTGAATTCTCAGAACCTACTCGCACTGATGATTTAAATATCTAATTAATCAAAAGATTTGTTATTTTTAATTAGAAATTAAGAAGATATGCCCGATAACTATGAATTAGGTAAAGATCATATTAGTGTTAAATCAGCGACAATAGTACAATTAAAAGAATACTTTGTGATCAATACATTAGATGGACCTATAGATATGATAGTTAATATTCAAACAGATTTCGAAGGTATACCAGAAGAATATCACGAAGTTTGTTTAAATGTATTAACTTCAAAATACTTAAATAAAGTTGATTTTTCAAATAATTCATTTTCTGATTGTAAATCAATCAAGAAAAAAAAGTGGTATCAATTTTGGAAACATTTAAAATAAATAATAAACAATAAATTATGATAAGGTTAGTAAGATTTGTAATTGTATTCGCGTTATTAACGCAAGTTACTCATGCTGCATGGGTATTTGAGAATATATCTCGAACAAAAGGTAATCAATGGGACTTTCTTATGTCTTATGTTTTTGCTGTTAGTTTAGAAACAAGTATCTTCATCTTTACGATGGAAGCTAAAATAAGAACAGCTGTATTTTTTGCGGTTGTTTCTACATTGATTAATCTATTATACTATTGGATTCAAGTTGGATTCACATTAGAATTCTGGTCAATGGTAGTTATTTCTCCTATTATACCTATAACTATTTACTATTACTCAGAACTAATTACAGAAGATAATAATAAAAAGGACGCAGATTTAATGCCAGAGTTAAATAATAATGATTATATACCTGTACAAAATGTTGCACCGATTCCTCAACCAGTTGTATATGACACTACAACAGAACAAATTAAAGAAGTAGAACCAATTCTACAAACATTTGAAAATGGAGAACCAGTGAATCCTCTTAGAGAACAAATTAAACCTCTAGCAGATTCTGCACAAGAATACAATTTTATTGATCGTATAGAACCTACCCCTCCAGGTGCATGGGGAATGCCAAAAATATCTAACAAAAAAATGGGTAAAACAAAAAATAAATAATATATAACCATGGACATGTCTGTAGCACAGATCGCTCAAGTAGCGCACGAAATTAATAAAGCATTTTGTGAAAGTATCGGAGATAATAGTCAACCAAAATGGACAGATGCACCAGAATGGCAGAAATCTTCTGCAATCAAAGGAGTTGAATTTCATTTAGTCAATCCAAACGCTAGTCCTTCAGCGTCTCATGACAGCTGGTTAAAGCAAAAGCAAGCGGATGGATGGAAATACGGACCAATTAAAGACGCTGATAAGAAAGAACATCCTTGCTTCGTACCCTATGATGAGTTACCAATAGAACAAAGATCTAAAGATTTTCTCTTTAAACAAGTAGTACACAGTTTAAAAAATTACCTATAATATGTTTCAAGTACGTAAAACCAAAGGCGAATGCAAAGATCATGTTTGGGGTTTTTTAGAAGTTACTACTGTTAGTACAACGGGAGAAAAAAACGCTTACACATTAAAACAATGCAAGAAATGTTTTAAAATTGAAAATAAAGAAGTTAAAGACGATAAACAATTTATTAAGCATGAAAATTAATTACGCAGTTATATGTTTTAAAGAGTTGGACACTAATCACATGAAACTTAAGCATAAATGTCTATACGAAGAAGAGCCAGATGATATGGATCTTGCGATGTTAGTAAAAGAATTAGAAACGGATCCTTCTTTTGACATGATAGGTGATGATGATTACGAAATGATAGTATTGAGTAGAGAACGTGATGCTGAATTCATGGATCAATTAGATATTCCAGAAGAAATACAAGATACTGTATAGCATGATAACAGAAATATCACAAACAACTCTATTGTTAATATTAGTATTACTAATAATGTTAATAATTAAGCATGATAATAAAAACAAAAAGTTATGAGTCCTAAAGAAAAAGCGTTAGAATTAATAAATAAGTTTGACGGTTATACACATTATGCAGAATGGGTAGTAGATGAAATATTAGATGGATTTAGAAAATTATTACCATCTACTTGTAGGAAATACTGAGAAGAAGTTAAACAAGAAATAGAAAAGCTAAGAAGAGACTACAAAAAATTAGAAATATGAAAAAAATAAGACAATTCTTAGAAGGCTGGTTAATGGGACTTGTTATAACAGGATCTGTATTGTATTCATTAATAGTAGTATCAACTTATTGTATTATCGTATTAGGTATTGCTTACTTAATAATGTCAATAATTAATTTAAATAAATAAGTTATGAAAAAAGAAATCAAAAAAGGAAATCTAAATTACGACGGATCAGGTAGAGCATACCCCGATAATCCACAAATAAAAGAAAATTGGAATTGTATTTGGGAAAATAATGGTAAGTACTATAAGTTAGTTGGTGATAACGAACATAAAGAATGGAGCGAAATAAATATTAATAACTTTGAACCAATATTTGAACCAACAAAAAACAGATTTATGATAGTAGAAATGCTTGGACTTCCTCCTTATGTTGTGAAGTCAATGTCCAATTTAATGAATTATGGATCCGCAGGGAACGTCGGACCAATTGGTTGGAGTCCTGTTGAATTTGAACTGTATTCTGTATCTGGTATACTAAAAAGTGAACATGAAGTTGTGTCTGCGGATTTTAATGTGGAACACAGATTAATAAACTATGTAAACAATCATAAAGATATAGAGTTAAACATAGGAGTCAAGATCTTAGATGCCACAGGAAAAGAAGTTGTAACCATGATATTATCAGAGTGTGATTTTATACGTCTTGATCTTGGATCCAAGAATTGGAGCTCAGACGACATAACAAAGATTAAATTTATTGTTAAACCAAAGAGTGTAAGTTCTTATACAAACCTCTAATAAAATAAATAAGTTATGAATATAACAGCGATGCAAATGCTGAGGAGTTTTACTTACACTTTAGAGGAAAGAATGATAACAGAAAACATAAGTCCATTTGAAGTAATAAGACTCATATCAACAGAGATTAATTACCAACTTTTATCAGAAAGGGACCAGATCATAGAAGCTTGGGTTGATGGTAATATGTTGGGTAGAAATGGAAATATAATAGAAGAATACGACACAGGAATCGGATACTATAAAGAAATGTATAATAAATAAATGGAAGTACTATTCGTAAACACTCCGCAACAAGCTAAAGAACAAGAAAATCCACAGATAATAAATGGTAAGTTCCATATATGGATGGTTAAATCAAGAATGTTAAAAGCAGGAGAAACCTTTCAACAATGGATAACAAGAACAAAAGAAGATTATTATGCGCATCACCAAAAAAATATAAAGTACTTATTCATTTATGATATAATACCAATAGGAACAAACGGTGGAGGAGATCAATGGGTTAGTCCATCAAAAGATACAGAAAGTAAAGGCTCAATGATAATAAGATACGCATTTTCAGGTGAAGAAGATTAAATAGAACTATAATATGACCTATGATATAATATGTCCAAATTGTAATATAGAATTTGAACATGATACTGTATTTGAACCATTATCAGATGAATATCCAAATTACGGATGGTATAAAAATGGAAAGTGTCCATCATGTGAATCAGAATTCACCTTTGATTTTGATTGTGATTATGATGACGCTGTAATAGTCCCAGTATTTTTAGAACCAAAATTTAAATTATGAGTAAGTACAGAGAAGCATTGATGTATTCAGAGGATGAGATGAGATGTTCTTTTGATGCGGGGTATGATTATAGAACATCTTTAAATCATGATATTATAATTGAGTTTGGTAAAGATTCAGCACAAACTTTTAAAAGTTTTCTCCAATCCATTCAACCACAAACAGAAGAAGTAAATAGTATTTATTTACATAAAGATGATTTTATAAAATTAGAAGAAGTATTACTTAATCCACCTGAACCAAATGCTAGTTTAGTTAAAGCATATAAAAGATATAAGTCATTTCAATCAGAATCAATAATGTATACAGAGGAAGAAGTGTGTGGGTTTGCAGAGTGGTTCGCAACAGAAGATTATATCCATCGTGGTATGGAAGATGGCGAATGGTTTTATAGAGGTGTTAAGCATACTAAGGAAGAACTTTTAAGAATTTACTTAAACTCCCTTCAACCAAAGACAGAAGAACTTAAAGAAAGATTTAAACTATGTCCTAATCATCCTAATGTACTTATAAGTCAATGTGGAATATGTAATGATGATTTCCCTAAACTAGAACAACCAAAGACAGAAGAAGTAGAAAGAGGATGGACTATAACAGACAGAACAGTAATTGATAAACAATTAGAAGCTATAAAAACTGTTATGGGTAATATTAAAACTAAAGAACAAGCAATTCAATTCCTAAAAGATTCAGGTATTGAATTAGAAGAACAACCTTCCCCATCCATAAAGAAGGAAGATAAAATATCTAAACTAACATTCGATAAAGAGATAAGTCAATGGGTAGACATTTATAGTTATGAATTAGGATTAATAAAAGGGAAGGAAGAAGGCTACAAAGCTAATAACTCATTGGATGAATTAGAGAAGTGGGTGAGAGAAGAACGTTATCATTATGGTACTGATATTAATTCACAAGAATTGATAAATAAACTTTACCAACTAAAAACAAAATTGCAGAACTAAAAACACTAAAACCGTAGACAGGATTATCTGAATACAAAATAATATGGAAACAAATCAGTTATTAATTGAAGCAGCAAAACCGCTAGTAATGTACCTAAGAAAAACTTATAATCCTCATGTAAAGGTTATTGTAGACCAAACAGGAGCAGAAGTAGTTGAGGGTATATTGTCAACAGGATTAGCTTATGATGGTTCTACACCTAAGCTAAGTAAATTAGAAGATATGCAAAAATCAATGGAACTCTTTGCAACTCTAACAGAACCTGAATCATTTAAAGAGTGTGTTGACCAATTAAAATACTTTAAAAGTATTGCCACAAATTATGTAACTAAAACCCAACAATAATGAAAACACTTTTTGACATTTACAGAAAAAAGGCAGCAAAAGCCTTTAACTATCCATCCATCAAATTATGTTCTGATGGAGATGTAATCACCTATTTAAAAAGCATAAATCTTTAATTATGAAATTAACAGTAACAGAGGACAGGCTCCTTCAACTTGAAGGAGTCTATCTTCCAATAGTATTATTAACCGATAAGGGAGAAAGGTTTATTATTTCAATGCGAGATGGTGGATTTGAATTTAGGTATAACGGAAAACCATACAGAGCCGTTAATGGATTGTTATCTGAAGTAATTCCTGACCAACCTGAACAAAGTAATGAAGTAGACAACACACCTTATACAAATGCAGCAAGAGAATCATCATTATTAGAAGCTGCTCATAAGGCAGCTAATGCAACCTTAACAGACCAAGATTTGATTGATAATCCACATTTTAAAGATGCAGGATTCAAGCAAGGTGATTCTGTTATTATCAGCGAAGGAGATGGAAGAATTGAAGCAACAGGAGTTAATTAACCAATCAAAGCACACTATCTAATAATGGGTAGTGTGCTTACTAAAGTATTATTATGAAACCATTTAAAGAAATAATAACAGAAATAGAATCTAATGTTGAAAAGCCATTTATAACCGCAACATTTGGTGATAATTGGAAAGAACACGCTATAAAGAATTACCCACTAGAAATAATAGTTGATATAGCTTGGAAAAATGGCAGGAAAGCTATACTACTTGAAAGGGCATTGAAAGATTATACCAATGAACCATTTTTTGTTGAACAAGCAAAATTTGCTAAAGATATAACTTCAAAATATAGTTATCCCGAAGAACTTGATTCATCAAGATATATCCCAACTACCGAAAGTAATGAGGGATGTAATGCAGTCTTATAGAACAAGACAAAGGTTATTGAATAATGAAATTTATGCACTCAAAAAAGAAATAGCACAACTCAAAGCTAATAACTCATTGGAAGAACTTTTAAGAATTTACTTAAACTCCCTTGAACCAAAGACAGAAGAAGTAGAAAGAGGATGGACTATAACAGATGCTAAAGAACAACCTACTTCCCCATCCATAGAGAAGATGGCAGATGCGTATAGAAAGTTTGCAATAGTTTATAAGGACTTTTCATTCTCAATAGAAAATGAAGATATGATTGAACAATATAAATTAAAATCAGATTTTCTAATAGTGTTGCCGTATGATTTTTATTGGAACTTAGAAAGAGATATAATGACTACAAAGCATAATGAAAGAATGTACGATAAGGTTAACGCATTCATCGAAGGCTACAAAGCTAACAACCACTTGGAAGAATTAGAAAAGTGGACGGATGTACAATGCTACCATAATAATTCAAACGGCAGACATTATATTTTTAAAGATGAATTACTGAAAAAGATTAATGAATTAAAAAATCAATCATGATGTTAATAGAGAATGAATATGAAATAGGTGATATTGTTTATCTAAAAACAGAAAGAGAACAAACACCAAGAATTATAATAGCCATCTATGTTTATAAAAATGGGGAGTTATTATACAAAACGGCAAGTGGAGTTCAAACAAGTGAACATTATTCATTTGAACTATCTAAAGAGAAAGATTTAATCAATATATAAAACCATAGACAGGGTTATCTGAATAACAAAACACATGAGTACATTTATTGAAAGACTACTACAAGAAGAGACAGAACTGAATGAGAAGATTTCTAAGTTAGAAAAATTCGCTGAATCAGAAGGATGGTACACAATTGATAGAGAGCAGAGAGGATTGTTGCTTATCCAATTAAAAGCAATGAGAACTTATGCTGAGATACTTAATATCAGATTAATTGATATTAATGAGAAAGAAGCTGAACAAAAAAATGTTAGTCCACTTGATGCACCATCAGCACACCCACTTGATGTTTTATTGCGTGAACTTAAATGGGGTAGAAAAGCTGCACAACAACATTTAATTGACAAATGGATTGCAGAGTTAGAATCTGACTTACCCCTAACCAAATAAAAAACAAAAGAGTTATGAGTAACCTAGATAAGTTAATAGAATGGATGAAAGAAGAATTGAAAGCAGAAAATGATTTATCTGATACCTCAATAGGGTATAGAATGGCTTTAAGAGATTGTGTAGTAAAAGCCAAACAACTCCAAAAAGAAGAACCTAAGACATATACACAAGAAGAAATGGATAAGGCAATAGAACAAGCATGGATTTGGTCAACAAAGTATGCTAGAATTTTAACCCACCTAAAACAGCATGGTATATGCTCAAATACACAATCAAAAGATTAATCTGTATCTTATTCCATAGTAGAAGGAAATACTATATATGCATAGGACAATATTGGACAGGAATAGATTATCAATGTAAGAAATGTGGTAATATCTATAGAGAATAAAAAATAACAAAGTAGTTATGCCTAACATATACCTTAAAACAAGTCCATTAGAATTTGAAGATATAAGAAGTGCTATGCACTGTTATAAGCTTATATTTCAAATACCTAATCTAAAGAGAATAGATGGATATAATTCACCTCATGCAGTGTATAGGAATAGAGGTAACTTTAGAAGGTATGTTAAGATGTTGCCAAGTAACGTAAAGAAAAGAGTAAAACTAAAAACTTAGTCGTATGAATATATTCAAAAATGAACATCCAATCTTAGGTATTCTATACAAGATTATTATAATTGCTTGCATAGGTAGTATACTAGTCTACAATCCAATCACATGTATTATATTGGTAGTAACAGTCATTTTATCGACTAATCACTTTTATAATCAAGACGATTGGTATTGGAAAGGAAACAAGGATTAAAGGTCTATAACTAAATTTATAGTTTGATAACTAATTCTTTAGTTGTAAAATTCCACCCACATAAAGAGTAGAATTGTTCAAGATCAGATGCTACCAAGGGGAGAACCATCCCCAGTTTTACACACGTTCTCACCACCAAACGATATCCAAAAATACGTATACAAACTAACCAAAAGTTGTAAAAGCTGCCCATGAGCTCCCCATACGATGGTCTTTTATCTGTTTGGTACGGCCCGCCCGTTCCAACCCTGCTTGGATTCTAAAATTCTCCATTGGTAACCAATCAGTTATGAACGCTCCCTGCTTACGTTTGGTGATAAAGCATTGATTTCCAACCAGTTGCGGTTTAAAATAAATTTTTTACTTTGACAGGATTGTTATACATTTACTTATATTCATCACCACACCTAAAACCGCCTACTATGTATAAAGCAATGGAATTCAACGAGTTAAGATACAATACCAGTCGTACAGAGCAAACCGTGTATAACGCGTTCTCTGCCAGTAAGTTACACGAGCCCAAATCAGGCAGTATGACAGTAGAGTGTACGGATTTTTTAGGAAGACGCATATTGATGCACGCCAAGAATCGGCCGCAATTGTTGCAGGCCAACGCTTTCATGGCTCAGTTCAGAAAAGAAAGCAATATTATTAACGAGATCAAGGCGCAATACGCAGTTAAGAACGGTAAGTACATGCGCGTTAGACAGTTGAAGGCTGATTTAATCCAAGCAGGCCTTACGCCGCATACTGCTGAGTTGGTAATCAATTCGTAGACAATACCCAATGATTGTAGTTCACCAGTGCTCATTCGTAGATTATTTATAACATTTTAATACTTTTATTTATGCCAAAAAAACAGCTTAATCCTAAGGATACTGCAAAAGCTATCTTTAATAAAATGCTTGACGGTATTGGATCTAATCGATGGGACTATTGTTGGAATGCGTGGAAAGGTACAGTTGCATTAAGGAATACTAAATTCTGTATTAAACAAATATTAGCTGCTCAACCAAATGATATCGTTTATTGGGAAGCTGTTCTATTGGAAGTTACTAAAGAGAATTGCTATCCTCAGCTTATGAAGAAGTAATTGAATTCCTATTATTTTTATTAACATTTTAATACTTTTATTTATGCCATTAGCTAAGTTAATTATCGTTGATCGTTTTGGTAACACAGTATTATCTAAGACATACATGTGTAATGATATTCAAGCAGCGAGTAAGAAGTTCGAAGCCAAATACCCGCAGTGTTGGGTGACCATCGTACAAGTAGATACCAAAGGTAATGCTATTGTCAATGGTGATTTTTGCAGTCTGTGTCCATTGGATATGTGGAAGGACGAAGAGAAAGTTGCCAACGATCTTATGACGTTCGACGAATACAGAGCGTATTGGTATCCAGAAAGACAGAAGGTACAGGACGCACTGAATCAGGAATTGAGCGAAGCTGAGTTAGAGATGTTGGCGGAATTGGAAGCAGCTGACGATCAGTACAACCCATTCGCGGACGTATACGATGAAGAAGAATAGTCGTTGCTTAGCAACTTAGTAAGGCGCAGGATATCCAAAAGGTATTATTAAGAAGCGCCTTACTTTACATTCGAATCCTACCTCCACAGCATACAAGCACCTGTAGCCCAACGGGAGAGGCAATAGACTTAGAATCTATTCAGTGTCGGTTCGAATCCGACTAGGTGTACATTTACATCATTTAAACAAAACGGGGTGGGTCAAAACTCACCTCATATATTCACCCAGTAATAAAAATAAATAAGTTATGAATCCTTTAGCAGTTGGTACAATAGTTAGATTATCAGAGTACGGTAGAAACCAATATCCTAATAATCCAAATGGTATAGATAGTGATAATCCTCACTACATGAATGGTACTATTAAAAAATCCTATATTTTATGGACCGGCGGAACGCGTTACAAAGTGGATTGGGAAAACGGCCAACGCAATGATTACTATCAAGCTGATCTTGAGATCGTGTACGAGGGCAAATTGAAATGTTCTGAATCTTTGGTAGTGGATCCTAAATTTGCAAGAGCTGCTTACAAAGCTGCGTGTTCGAATTGGAAAGCTAAGCTACGTGAGGAATTTCCTAACTTCGAATTCGAACCCAAACCCCTTAGATTTGGTTCTATCATCAAGATCATGTGCAATTCTAGATCCGGTTATCAGTCTGAAGGATTGTACAGAATCGTTAATTTAGCCGCCAATAAGATCATGTTGATTGGCATCGAATCTCATACAGCGTGGAAGACAGAACCAATAAAAGTACCTAATTCGTGTAACATTGACAAAGAAGTACTTGGAAAATACATTTCGCTTGACATCACAGGTGAAGATCCTAAATATTCTTTGGAGTGTACATTTGAGGTGGTTGAGTACGCAGTACGCTACACCGAGATTTTAAATTTCTCCAGCATCCAGGATTGATTATATTTATATCCTATTCAATTACATAAAGGCAGTATTGCCAACACTAGAAATTTAAGTTATGAACGTTACATTCACAGAGAACAACAGACCAAGTACGTACAACAAATTGTCGTACACCCAAAAGATCAGCCGCATCAACCGTAAGTTGAGAGTAGGTGATATCACCAAAGTGGCCGATATGACAGGCTACAGTACTACCCACGTATCAGACGTGATTAGCGGTAAGTACAGCAACGATCGCATCGTCAATGAAGCTTACGACGTTACTCGTGGTAGAATCTCTAATGCAGAGAAGTTAGCAACAGTTTAAGTAGTTGCGGATTTATTGGTTAGAAAGGAGACAGTGCACTTAGTGTTTGTCTCCTTTTTTTAGGAGCACTATACATCACAAATAAATTATAAAAATCAAAGTTATGACAAAGTTATCACAGCCTACAGAAATTAAAGTATTGGACCTTAAGAAAGCAAAGGAACTTGCACCCGCAATTTTTGCTACCGAGCCCGCATCGTACATCAATCTGAACCGTTACAAGTTCACACCAACCACGGACATCATCAACCACATGGATCAATTGGGTTGGAAGTTAACCAACGCAAAACAATCAAGGACAAAGGTGCCATTGAGATTGAATTACGGCGTACACATCACAGAGTTCCAGCATCCTGATCTGTACATCAAGGACACAACAGGTGCAATAGAGGCAAGACCTACTGTAGTACTGTTGAACAGCCACGATGGATCCAGACCAATTAACTTTGAGATGGGCCTATTCAGATTGGTATGCTCAAACGGTTTGATGGTTAAGGACAGAGACTTCGGCGGATTCAAAGAGAGACACACCAAGTATACACTACAGGAAGTACAGAACATGATTGATCAGAAGATGGAGGGATTGAACGGTACAGTAGAGAAGATCAACAGATGGACAGGTATAGAGATGAGTGCTAAGGACAGACGCGCCTTTGCAATAGAAGCATTGGCGTTAAGGATTGGAGAGGACAGACAAGCAGAGGACTACGAGATCATGGAGATATTGAACCCACGCAGAGAGGCCGATGCACCCAATACCCTATGGCACACATTCAACAGGGTACAGGAGAACATCATCAGAGGCGGGTACCAGATGAACAACCGTACAGCGCGCCCAATCACCAACCCAATACAGGACATGGTATTGAACCAAGGTCTGTGGCAGTTGGCAGATGTGTACGCGTCGTAAGCAATTTGCAAGTGACTCACTAGTTTCTTGCTAGCATCTCGCTAGCAAGGCGCTAGCGTCCAGCAAAGTACTAGGTTGTTGTAGCTAGCGAGGGGGCCTAGGGGGCCCCTTCACTTAACCCATCACCGAGAATTCCCCAGTTTTCGCACCATCAAAAAAATATATCCAAATATACAACTTATGGACATCAATTATTACTTAGACGCCAACAACACAGACAGAACGCAAGAGGTAGAGGACATGTTTGATACCACATTGCAGGACATTACAGAGGATCCAGCATTAATCGCAGAACTAGTGAACGATCTGTTGTTTCATTGGATACACGGTACCAGAGAAACTCCTTTAATGGTAATGGTTAAAAATAATTTCTTAGATTTAAACAAATAAAAGTTATGTCAACAAGAGCAAAAGTAGTAGAGTTATTAGAAGCGTACGAAGTAGATCTATCGCCGATAGCAGAGTACGTGTTATACAATTATTTGGACAGTGCGACTGCCTACGATATAGTTAAGAGTTATTTAGAGGACGAATTGGGAGAATCAATTTCAGAAGACTAATGGAAACAATAACAGTTAAATATTACGCAGTGACTAGACCGTACGGCCAGCCGAACGTAATTGGAGTGTTTGCAGACGATCAACAAGAGGCCGTAGACATTGCCAACAAAGCGTTTGGGCACTGTAATAATACCAGTGCAGTTTGCGTACAGGAAAACGTTACAAATCATTTTATAAAAGGGGCAATTATAACACCATGAATATACATACAGCACAAGAGTTTATACCAGAAATTAATTTTATAATACAAAAAGATAATGAAAGAGCTTTTGTATATCAAATGATGATAGAGTTTGCTAAACTACATGTACAAGCTCAAACAGAAGCTATATTAACCAGACTAGAACTTAGAGGAGAACACAGCACAATAGACAAGAACATTATCGCTAACGCTTACCCGTTATCAAACATAAAATAAATAAGTTATGAAAGTATCAGAATTAAAACCAAATTTTTACCCGTTTGGAAACAAAGGCAACGTGTGGTCAAATACAGCGCACATCTACCAATCGGGCAAAGGCAACCTTTGTGGCACTGCAGCATTGTCGTTTAATTACGCACAGGACGCAGAGGTCATAGGTTGCAAATCCTGCTTAGAGAAATATAACCAAATCAATAAAGCCTAAAATATGAAGCACCCACTATTCGAAAACGCAAACCTACTAGAAGGTAACGTTGAGATCGATCTTACCGGTCCAGAAGGAAACGCATTCGTGCTGCTTGGGTACGCGTCCTCTTACGCCAAACAACTCGGCTTAGATAGTAAACAAATTAAAGATGAGATGACGTCGGGTGACTACGAGAATCTCATTAACACGTTTGATAAGTACTTTGGATCATTTATAACCCTATTAAGATAATAAAAAAATAAAAGTTATGCAAAACACGTTAGACAAAATTCAAGAGTTGGCAATTGCCACAGAGCTTTCAATTACCCAGGCCTTTCCTTCGATCTACAGCAAAGAGAACGTGCTAGTGATCGTTAACCAATTGGTGGCCGAAATACAAGAGATCGTTGCGGCCCAAGAAAAATCAGTAGAGTACACCCTTCCAAAGGAGTTGCAGTTAAAATTAATCGAGACTGTGTACAAAGACATTGCAGAGGATTTTGATAACGCTGATGCTAATGATTTTGTGGATATCGATTCTGCCGAATTTTCTATCGAGTACAACAACCAAGTTCAATTGGACAGAATTGACGCTGATACACGAAGGTTCATGAGAACAATAGAATCGACCATTAACGGTGCTATTAACAAATTTTTTGAACAACCACAAATTTTGGCCGTAGATCAAAAGTAAACCGGGAGAAATTCCCAATTTTTGGCTTGTACCAAATTGGATATTTGTATATACGGTACGGTATCCTTCGGGGATAATTAAAAACATTTAAAAACAAAAATATGGAACTATTAATTTGTATTGCAGTTTATCTGCTAAGCACACTATTTGTATGGAATTGGCTTAGAATTGCTTATTCCGAAAAGGGCTATTTTAAAGTGCTTAAGCCCGCTAGAACGGATTTTTTAATGACCGTTTGCCCCGTACTAAATACGCTAGCGATGTTTGTACTTCTTTTTCTAAGGGATGGGCCTTACGAAGATAACAGTAGCGATTTTGTTAACAAATTCTTTAAGATTAAAAAATAATTGACATGAAAAAATTTCAACTTAACGATAAAGTAAAAGTACTTGATCACGAAGGTAGTATTAATCAAGTCGGTGACATCGGTATCATTACAGAAATTGGTGCACATAACGATTATAGGGTTACTGTTAAAGATCGAGTAAACATGGGAAATTGGATATCTGAAAATGCTCTTGAATTGGTCGAAGCAGCATCACAAGAATTTACTGGATCTGACGTGACACCGAGCAATGCTAAACACGAGGCCTCTCAAATGGTTCTTGACGCATTAGCTGACGTTGACCAGAGCTATATAAAAGCTCTTGAGATAGCCATATTCACAGTTGAACAGATTATTAAAGCAATTCCTCCTGACGTGATTGATGAGCACTGGAGCTCTAACCAAGAACTAAGACACTGGGACAGAGTGCGATTGGAATTAAAAAAGATGCAGATACAGAGCAAGTACATAAGGCTTGGTATGCATCAGATGGAGATAATGCATTTTTCACTATTACAGACAGTAGTTTAATTCTACCTAACCCAACCCATTGGATGCCACTACCACAAGCACCTTCTATTTGGAATAATGACGAAGAATTTTCTAATAACGGAAGTATGAAAAGTAATCTTAGACTAATGGCTTTCAATACTGCTAAAGCATGGTTAGAACTACAATCATGACACTCCAAGACAAATACAATCACCTCCTCATCCTTACTAAAAAAATTATTATAACATGAAAAAATTTAAATCATTACTAGTCACTCTACTAACAGTAGTGTGCTTCTTTTTATTCGAAATTTTGATCATTACTTATTCCACGATTGGACTATTTTTGATTGTGGTGTTAATAATCGCAACATTAATTTACGGTGGATATCTAGTATTTAAAGATTACGTAGAACAAAAAAATAGTAGATCACTCAAAAATTAAATAACATTCGTATAATCAAATCAATTATATTTAATCAAACAAATAATAAAAATGGCACAAATTATCAGTTATCACGTTTTGACTGCAGCTAGTGGAGATGCATTAGCAGCATCAGTACAAAGCGCAGTACAATCAGATTGGCAACCTTTTGGATCTGTATCTGTAGCAGCATTAAAAGATGGAAGCTTAGTGTATGCACAAGCGATCATTCAAGCTTTACCAGAGGTACCAAAAATACCAGTTCAGTAAGAATTAATTAATTGGGCTAGAGAATTCTCTGGCCCTTTTTATGTAAATTAAAAAATTAAAAATATGAGAAAACAAAGCGGTTATTCAGAATTAACAAAAAGCGGTAAAGGTAACAAAAGCTTGAGTGTGTTCTACAAAAACGGAACATTTTCCAATAAAATTGGAATGTATCAAGGAAAACCCAGTATCTATAAACCAACTGCGTACATTAAATCTTTACCTTTGGAAACAATTAAAACAATCATAATTAACGAAACAGGAGAAATTATTTGGGCTGTTACATCTTCGATAGTGTATAATGATAAAAATTTTAAATTTGAAAGCTTAAATCAACGTGGATATGCATCTATGTCACATTAAAATTAAAAATATGAAAAAAATTATTGTATTAATTAGTCTAATTATGTTCATACAATCATGCGTAATTACAACATATAGACATTGCCCAACAAATGATAAAGACTACTTTAGAAAAATGGAAGGTATAAAAAAACAACATTACAAATTTAACCAACCGGATTAATTATGGAATTGCAAGTATTACATGATGAAGTACCACTTATTGGTAGAACTCTAGAAGAACAAGAACAAATAGAGTTAATTCTTGTAGAAGCTAGTGCATGGGGTCTTAAGTGGGAAGTAGAAACTTTTGCAAAGAAATTCTTATTTGATGGGGAAACAGAAGATCCTGTAATAGCCACAATTTGGGCCTTTGAAGATTGGATTAAATAGAATTATCCGCATATTTATAGGTACAAATAAACTCAAATGCAAGGATCTTACGATTTACAAAAGTGGTTAATGAGAGAGTATGCTAATGATAGTATAGACTTTTCTCCTCAAGGAATGGCGAATCAGTGCATTGAATTTGTTGAAGACATGGAGAATCGTATTGCAGAAATGCAAATAGATCAAGAATTTAAGGGAGAGTTACACACAAATTTAGAATCTTTAAGAAAGAAACTAAATGATCTAGTATCAGGGCTAAACAATTAATATTTATTATTATACACAAATATCAATATGTCACAAGATCAATTCAACATTAAGAAATTTCTAAAAGAAAACCAGAGTGGTCCTTACGGAGTAATTAAAAAAACCTCGACTAAGAAAAAATCTAATAGATCTCTCAATGAGAACTATATAGATTTAATGCCAGTTGGGGGTGGAAACACTTTCAAAGGGTATACCAATGATCTAAGAGAAGATGAAACTTATTTAGGCCCTAAAAAACCAGCTCCTAATAAAATTTATGCAGAACCTGAGGCAGACCACGAACAAGAGGTTAAAGATAACGCTTGGATGCATGATATAGATGGAGAACAAGTTGGAGAATTCATAGTTAACTATGAGTATCCAGGAATCATCACTTGGGACAAGCAAGGTGCAGATCAAGATATGTTCTTCGCTGCGACTCCTAAATGGGATAATCAACCAGGTACTCCCATAGAAGCTATTTTTGCAGAAAGAAATCCAGATCAAGAAATGATCTACTCGGAAAAACAAGACGAATTTGGATCTTTTGAAGAGTACGCAGAAACAATATATCCAATTATTAAAAAATGGATGGATCAAAATAGTCATGAAGAAATGGATGAAGACTATAAACATTCTGACTTATCTCAAGATGGTACTGGTGCATTAAGCGGTATAAAGGGTGTTATACATCCTGACGATTTAGAAGAATTTGATGCAGAAGAACCGGGATACGATGATGAGATTCCATATCATGATCGCTTTTGGGAAGTTGGAGGAAGAGAAATTTCACGTGCAGTAGAAAATTTATTAGATGATGGTTTTCATATGAATGATATTATAGAGTTCATTAAACAAATGTAATCTTGAAAAATAACTTTGACATCGTAAAATACATCACAGAACAAAAATTTGGTGCTACGTTTAAATACGATGAAAAAGGCGGTAATACTTACGACAATGATTACGCATCTAAGTATTACATAATGGAGGCCGACCCAGAATGGGACAGAGTAGATTACGATAAAGCCGACGTTATGATAAGGGGTGAGTTCTGGCAGGAAGGCGGAGCAAGACTGTACGATGTTATATGTAAATTAGTAGATGCTGGCCATAGTGACAGGACTATCAAGAAACACTGTATAGAAACAGTTCATGCTATAGAGAAAAAGGTAAAAGATCCTCAAGCAGACGGTAACCTACAAGATGGTCCGGAAGCTTTATTAACAATGTATATAAATAACGCAAAACAAAAACATCACAGGTAAAATGAAAAAGAACATCACATTAAAAAGTCTATTAGAAGAATTTCCTGTAAAAAAAGAAAGCAGTATTCAAACAACCAAACGTTTTAAAGACGACGGAGAAAATTTTCCTGTTACTTATCGTGGATTGGAAAATACAAAAGGTGGTCAGCAAATTGAATCTGGTGTATTCGACATATTAAGATCAGGTAAAGGCTCTGAACAAGAAATCTTAAACCTTGTTAAAAAAGCTTTTATAAGATACAAGAAAGAATATTAATTCGTAATCATACATGTTCAAAATGCTTAAAGCCTCGGCTAGTCACCGGGGTTTTTTCTTGCTATAACATGAAAGATATATTGTTTTAAATCACCAAAATTTTTTACATTTATATAAATAAAAGTTATGTTAAGACCTTATGTAATATATTATCTTCATTATAAAGATGATCGATTTTTTATTAATAATTGGAATATTTGCAGAGATTATGTTTGTTGTGTAGAAGCAGAATCTTTAGAACAAGCAATAGAAAAAACAAAAGAAATAGCGCTAAAACAAGAAGGATCTTCATACATTAAAATTTTAGGATTTGGACATGCAAAACAAGAATGGGTTGACAATACAAGTCCCCTTAAATCAGACCCAGAATATTATACTCAAGCCGTTGAAGAAACTTTCAAGAAGATCGCTGCTCAAGAAATTACAACCTTCTCACATAAACAAGAAAAGAAAAATTACCGATATGGAATCTAAACCAAATAAATTTATTACACCAACAAAATATTATGATGAATTTCTTAGATATTTTAAAATGGCAACGATACAACAAGCTGAGTGTAATTTAGGTATTATTAAACACGCGGATACATCTATTCAAGATGATTTAATGAAGCATGTTGAATTATATGATGTTGTTGAAAGAAAGTATGCTGGATTCTCTCAGATTATAAATGATGTATTCTATGGATATAGTGAAGATCATCCTTATTTTCATAAAATGCAAGCTGGAATAATGACTCCACAAAGAAAACAAATTACAGAACAGTGGACTGGGAAACAGAAAATTTTTAATTTAGAAGATTGGTTGTATCTATTTCTATTTCATAGGATAACTGGATCAGGAATTCATTATGCGAAGAAACCATCAGGATATTACAACACTTTGTTAACTGATATGTACGAGGCTCAAAATACTAAAGATATGACAGAAGTTATTAAAGCTGCATCTAGACCATTTTATACGTCTGTTGGTTATCAATTTCCTAGTTTTCCAAAACCTATAGAAAGTTATAAAAGAGGTGGTGATTATTATTTATGCGAATTCGCTCCAAGACTTTGTCAAGATATAGCTAAATTTTTAGAATCAGGTGAGAAAAAGAAATTAAGGGAAGTAGGAGATTTCATGTTTAAATGGAATTATGATAATGGATTAAGAGCTTATAGATTTCAATATGCTGCATTTATTGCTGATATTGCAGATTGGTTCCCAGATTTTGTAGATAGAGAAAGTTCATTTTACTATGGTAAAAATGCAAAAGAGTGTATTAGTTATTTAGCTACTAAATCATCTAAGATGGATGAGCTAACTTTCTTAGATCTTACAATGAAAAAAATTTATGATGATACTGGTAGTTTTCCATATAATGCTGAAGATATTGCTTGTGATTTTATTAGATGGATTGAAAATTATGTTCGTCCAGGACATGACTATGATCATTTAGATTTTGACCATGTTTGGAATAGCTCTTCTATTAAAGATCACCCTTACGGTAGACAAAAAGCAATGCTAGATCTTGGTTTGGTACCAAGCTTTAACGGTATGTCAGCGCACCCATCCGACGATAAAGTGATTAAATCTTTGCTAATTACAGAAGAACAATACAAAGAAAAAGTAAACGAACTATACAAATAATATGAGTGATATACTATATCCATCGACTTGCGAAGTAGAATTCAAAGGTAAAAAACCTATAGATTCTTGGATGAAAGACTGGTCTTTGGAACAAAGAATTGAAAAGTTCTTTGAATTCTGTCAAAAATTTGATCAAAGAGACGATGGTTTATTGAAAGATGAATATCAAATTTTTAGTCATAGATTATTATGGGCTGAGCATCCCTACTGCACTGTGATGCAGCAAGTTACAGACAACGAATTAAGAATGTTTTATACCCTTGTTTTTAGTTTTACTAACGAACATTGGGGAACTTTCATGAAACTAAAAAATGAAGGTATTGAAGCCACAAGACAACATTTTACGCAAAACAGACACGCAAGAAACGATCTATTTCAAATCTATTATCCAAAGGGAACTAACGTAAAAGATTGGATTTTGGATGGCCCTGCAAAAGCAGCCAAAGATCTTGCTTACCTTTTACAGGACATAGAAAATGGAAATAATTCAACACCGTGGACAATGATGGGATTCGCTAAAATACTTGAAGCTTATTTTAAAAAGCACCAAGGATTTAGAAGTCCTTTGTATCCTTGTAAAAATACGGCTAGATACATTGCAATGAGTTATCCACATCTAGTGGACCCAGAATCAATTCTTTTCGGTGGTACAGGCCATTTTGATGGACTACATCAAATCTTCGGTGGACAGAATTTAAACGGGAAAGTTAAATATCTTATAAGTGAAAATGGGGAGTTTATCTCTCAGAACAAATACGCAGACCAATGGTTATATCAGATGGATCTATTAGTCAATCACCCTTTAAACCCCATGACTTCCCAGAAGTATCTGAACATAGAAGATAAAAGCTGCCTATGGTGGAAACATGTAGCAATAAATCATGGCGCAAAAAAACCAACCAAACAAATTCCTTATACTTGGATTTTTCCCGATACGTTTAATTTATCTAATAGACCGGAATTTTTAGATGAGGTAAAACATAAAGGTTTAATGTATGAATAATACTTGGATCTTACAATAAAGGCATCCAATACAGAAGTCTTATGTATTAATATGCATATTTATTAGTAAAATAATTACAGTGGCAATAAAATTAACAGATCTTTTAAAAGAAGACAATACAGAAGAAAAAAATGTTTTTATAAAAGATGTTATGATATTAAATAAACTAGCTTTTAAGATTGCTGGAGTTATTGTGCAAACTAAAACAGGATTTACTGGATATCTAAAAAAATATTCATCAGGTACTTTACCTGCAACTGGATTTAGAAGTCAATCTTCTTTTCATGAATCTTATGGAGATACTCTATATAAAACAGAAAAACCGATAACTAAAAAAGAAGATTGTATTAAACAACTAGAATCAGCTGTTAATTCAATTAAAATTAAATAAGTAAAAATGGCAATAAAATTAGTAGATCTTTTAAAAGAAGATGATAATCATAAGCAAAAAATGATTATTTGGTTTAAAGATAGATGGAAAGATTATTCAATTAGTAAATTAAAAAAGAAACTCGGGGAATTATATCAAGGTGATAAAGAGGCTTATTATTTAATTCCTATGTTAAAGACATTAATAAAAGATAAACAAAAAAACTTAAATGGAGCTCTTTAGAAGCTCCTTTTCTTTTTTCTATATATTCAATTACAATTTCTATTCTTCATCGTCCTGTAAGTCCGGGACAGCGGGGGACACGTCTCTACGATAGAACTTTCCTAAAACATTTTCGTTATAGGAATCCACACTTAAAACTTCCATTACCATTTGATAATAGGTCTCCCAATAGCTCATTTGTTTTTTTGCGGTGCAGATCTTTAGTATCTCTCTAGTGAATGCGTCCTTACCCAAGAGTTTAATGTCTTCCATTACAAGTTTACTAGAACCGTAATAATCTGTCCAATTACTTTCTTTTACTTCCTTTCTTTTCTTTGGAATCCTACCAGGTTTAACCCATTCGGAAATTTCTTTCTTGGTTAGTTTTTTGGTCAATACATTCCTAAGGATCTTTTTACCGACGTAGAATTTGCCGGATTTTGTGTTAGTAACTTTATAAACAAAGCCAACTGCAGTATCGGGGAAGTCATTTATTTTTGTGTACTCTTTCCCTTCGTGTAACCAATTTCCCATAGACTAATTTATTATAAATATCTTAACTATCCCAACGAATTAAATAATTTTTATTTATCCAATTTCTAATAGTTTTTCTAGATACATTAAAATGATTAGCAGCAGATACAGTAGAATCAATAATTTCTTGCGTATCTATATTAGAGGAAGATCCTTGACCTCCCATACATTTTGGTATTATATGATGACCTTCATAATGTTTATCATCTCCTTTTAATCTTTTTTGAGACTTTGCATTTTTTATTATTTTATCATAAATTTTTTGATAATCCATAATTAAGAATCATATCTAATGATAAATGTTATATCGGTATTAGAAGGAATTGGATACGGAGTCGCTAGTTTTCCAACTACTAGTAATTCATTTTTTTCGTTATATAATCCAACGGTAGTTGCATAAGGCGTAAAGCTTGACCCAGTTACAGAATCTTGCATTTTACCCGATCTTATATAGTTATAACTTCCTGTGAACCCTAATGGAGTAAAAAATGGACCCTGAGATCCAGAAATTATATAGGATCCTGTTGAAAAACTAGCGCTATTAAACATTGATGGATTCAAAGAATAATTAAAATCATTCTCTGATACATGACATCTTACTTCATTCTGATAGATTGTAGATTCAGCTGCTAGTGTAAGAGTAAAAGGTACGTATGAAAATGCCATGATTTAATTTTTTATTACCAACTAGTTACAGTTGAACAAGGTTGAACTGTTATAGTAACAGTTGTAGATCCTACTACTATTGTTCCTCCACTATTTACTGTCACAAATGTTCCTGTTCCTGGGTCTATAGATATTTGATTATAGTTTCCACCAATCAATCCAATTTGTTGTGATCTTACAGATGATCTATTAGCTAAGTTGGATTCAAATCCCCCAGCCGCAGAATTAAATGTATTTCCTGAACTTATTGACATTGGATTTGTGCTTAATTGGAAACTATCTATATCAGTACCAAAATTACAACCAGTTGCATTATATCCAGTAACTAATAAATTTTGTATTCTAATAGTTGAGCCTAGAGCTTTTGATAAAGTCGCATTAAATGTAGGTCCTCCAATTGATGGTGCTGTAAATGAAATTGTTAGTGTTGCTACATTAGGTGCACTAGTACTAGGTGTTGGACTAGGTGTTATACTTAAGCTAGGTGTAACAGAAACACTAGGTGTAGGTGTAACAGAAACACCAGAAGTTATTGATACACTAGGTGTAACAGAAACACTGGGTGTTTTACTAACTGATGGTGTTATACTAGGAGTAATACTAGGTGTAGCAGTTGGTGTTAAACTAGGTGTAGCAGATACAGTAGGTGTTATTGTTGGCGTTACACTTGGCGTAACTGTCATACTTACACTTGGAGTAGGACTTGGAGTAGGCGAATATGTAATAAGAGAAATATTAACAAAATTTGTACAAACTCCAGTAGATCTAACTTGTATAACTGTGGTAGCATTAGGTACTAACACAGATAAATAACCGCCTTGTAAAGCAGCTTTAGATATGCCAGTTTCAAAAGGTGTTACAAAGCCATCATAACTTGAATACAAGTTAAAAGGCCCAGTGTCATTTCCTGCAGTTGTTAATACTATGAATACCGATCTAGCCATTTATTATAAATATAATTTATATTCATTTAATTTATTAATTATTAACATTGATGACCTCTTGCAGTCATTACTCCAGTACTAGCTGCAATTGTATATGTAGTTTGTACAGCATCATTAATATCATATACATAAATAATTCCATTTATAGGAGTTCCTGATGAATTTCTAGCAACCATTCCAACTCCAAAGAATCCACCATTTGCTGTATATGTAGCTTTATCTGTTGAATTTAAGTAAATATTAAGATTAGCACCTGGAGTACATGATGAACTACTAGGTAATTGTGGTAAACCTTTAGCTAGAGTAACTGATACAGATGGAGAATGGCTAGGTGTTACACTAGGAGTAGCTGACACTGCAGGAGTTACTGATACTGAAATACTAGGCGTACTACTTACCGCTGGAGTAACTGATATACTAGGTGTACTACTTACCGCTGGAGTAACTGATACTGCTGGAGTATTACTTACTGCTGGAGTAGGACTAGGCGACGGTGTAGGTGATGGTTGAGGACATGTTCCACAAGTTGGTGTAAATCCAGTATTAACTGTAGCAAATGAACTACCATTAGTAACATTAATAGCTAAATATACTGGATTACAACTTGGTGATTCTTTAGTTCCTCCAGGAGAACAACTATTAAATTGAATATAGTATACTCCTGTATTTAAAGTAGCAAAAGTACTACTTGTGAATGTTGTGCTTGCACAGAAAGTAGGAGCATTACCACCAGTTCCAGTAGTAGTACCGCCAGTGCCCGCATTTGCGTCAGGTGTACCAGGCACAGTTGCTCCATTACAAGAATCATATGCATTTGTAGCTAAATAAATAGTATTTGCAAAGTTTGCAGGAGGTGAAGTACTCGGAGTAGGAGATATACTTACTGCAGGCGTTACTGATATACTAGGTGTAACAGAAACACTAGGTGTAACTGATACTGCAGGCGTTACTGATATACTAGGTGTAACTGATACTGCAGGCGTTACTGATATACTAGGTGTAACTGATACTGCAGGCGTTACACTTACACTAGGTGTAATTGAAATACTAGGAGTTATAGAAATGCTAGGTGTTACTGATATACTAGGTGTTACTGATATACTAGGCGTAATTGAAATGCTAGGTGTAACAGAAACACTAGGAGTAACTGATACACTAGGTGTTACTGATATACTAGGCGTAATTGAAATGCTAGGTGTAACAGAAACACTAGGTGTAACAGAAACACTAGGTGTTACTGATATGCTAGGAGTAACTGATACACTAGGTGTTACAGATATACTAGGTGTTATACTTACACTAGGTGTTATACTTACACTAGGTGTTACTGATATACTAGGAGTTACACTTACACTAGGTGTAATAGATACGCTAGGAGTAACTGATATACTAGGTGTTACTGATATGCTAGGAGTAACTGAAACACTGGGTGTTACACTAGGTGTAATTGAAATACTAGGAGTAACTGATATACTAGGAGTAACAGAAATACTAGGAGTAACTGAAACACTAGGTGTTACACTTACACTAGGAGTAGCTGAAACACTAGGGGTAACTGATACACTAGGTGTTACTGATACACTAGGTGTTACACTAGGAGTAACTGAAACACTGGGAGTTATACTTACACTAGGAGTAACTGATACTGAAGGTGTAACAGAAATACTAGGAGTAACTGAAACACTAGGAGTTATACTTACACTAGGCGTTACAGATATAGAAGGTGTTACTGATATACTAGGGGTAACAGAAATACTAGGAGTTACACTAGGGGTAACAGATATGCTAGGTGTTATACTTACACTAGGTGTTACAGATATAGAAGGTGTTACTGATACACTAGGTGTTACTGATATACTAGGTGTTACACTAGGAGTAACTGAAACACTGGGAGTTTTACTTACACTAGGAGTAACTGATACTGAAGGTGTAACAGAAATACTAGGAGTAACTGAAACACTAGGAGTTATACTAGGCGTAATTGAAATACTAGGAGTAACAGAAATACTAGGAGTAACTGATACACTAGGAGTTATACTTACGCTAGAAGTTACACTTACACTAGGTGTAATTGAAATACTAGGAGTTACAGATACTGAAGGTGTAACAGAAATACTAGGAGTAACTGATATGCTAGGAGTAACTGAAACACTAGGTGTTACACTAGGGGTAATAGATACGCTAGGTGTTATACTTACACTAGGTGTAATACTTACACTAGGTGTAATCGATACACTAGGTGTTATAGATACACTAGGAGTTACACTAGGAGTAGCTGAAATACTAGGAGTAATTGAAACACTAGGAGTTTTACTTACACTAGGAGTAACTGATATACTAGGAGTTACACTAGGAGTAACTGAAATGCTAGGCGTAACAGAAATACTAGGAGTTACACTAGGAGTTATACTAGGAGATAATCCAGGAGTTGTTGATACACTAGGCGTAACTGATATGCTAGGTGTTACTGATATACTAGGAGTTATGCTAGGTGTAATTGAAACACTAGGAGTAGCTGAGATACTCGGTGTAAGACTTACACTAGGAGTAACAGAAATACTAGGAGTTACACTAGGGGTAACAGATATGCTAGGAGTTATACTTACACTAGGTGTAATAGAAACTGTTGGAGTTATACTCACACTAGGTGTAACAGATACACTAGGAGTTATACTTACACTAGGTGTTTTACTTACACTAGGCGTAATAGAAACTGTAGGAGTTATACTCACACTAGGTGTAATAGAAACACTAGGTGTTATACTAGGAGTTATACTAGGAGATAATCCAGGAGTTGTTGATACACTAGGAGTAACAGAAATACTAGGAGTTACACTAATAGTAACTGATATGCTAGGTGTTACTGATATACTAGGAGTAGCCGAAATACTAGGAGTAACAGAAATACTAGGTGTTATAGATACACTAGGTGTAACAGATACACTAGGAGTTATACTTACACTAGGAGTTATACTTATGCTAGGTGTAACAGATATACTAGGTGTTATACTAGGAGTTATACTAGGAGATAATCCAGGAGTTGTTGATACACTAGGAGTAACAGAAACACTAGGTGTTTTACTTATACTAGGAGTAATACTCGGTGTTACACTAGGAGTAATTGATACTGTAACTGAAATAGTTGGAGTTATACTAGGTGTAACTGAAATAGTTGGAGTTATGCTAGGTGTAACTGAAATAGTCGGAGTAGGACTTGGACTAGGTATTTGTTCAGTTGCATATCCACTTAATGTACAATCAGGAGGGAATATTCCTAAATAATCTTTGTTTGTTATTATGACTATTCCTTGATTGTATAAAATATTACCTACATGAACAAAAGAACTGCCACTAGTAGCTAGCACATTTCCATTTCCGTCATCATATATATAATATAAAGAAGATGATAAAATAAAACTATTTCGTCCTATATTTTCTCCAAAAACATTTCTTGGAATAGAAAGTACAGATATCTGTGCATTTGATTCTGTAGGAAAATATCTAACATCAGCATCAAAAGTTCCTGAAGCTGCACTAGATTGTAAAGAATTATCAAAACTAGAACCCGTAGATAAATAAGATCCAGTAGTAAAATTAGAATAAAAAAGTTGTTTCGCAGAGTAATAAATTAGCGTGCTCTGTTGAACAGATCCACTTATATTTATTTGACCATTAATTCCTCTTAGAACAGAAATACCATAGTTACTAAATGTAGCACTACTATAGGATGCAGTATAACGTAATTTAATAGGAGTTGTAGAACGGTCCGATGAATTAATCGTATTAAAAGCTCTACTCATTTTTTATATTAAAATATTACCAGTCTAATTTAACTCTTATTAAAGCTTCTTTAGTAAAATCTTTTACCATTGGCACTGACATTTTAGCCACTGCCACTAAATCATTATTATCATTATACAATCCTATAGTAGTTGGAAAAGTTTGCGGACTATTAACTAATATTGGATATACTAATCCTCCATTAGATCCTGATGTAAATGTAGGATTTGAAGAATAATTATATTGTGAATTTTGTATTCTTACAAATATATAATCAGAAGAAATTGTTTCATATGAACTTAATTGAAAACTTCCTCCTGAAGATATGGCCGTAAATAAACTAGTATTGCTAGTTGATGAATATGGTGTAGATGGATTTGAAGTTTCATCTACAATTAGTCCTACTCCTCCATATGAACTTCCTAATGCCAATGCACCTGGATTTAATATAATAGTACCTATATCAGGCAATAAAAATCCATAAGATCCAGAAGCTGTGTATCCAGCTTTTGTAGCTCCGGTTGGAGTTGAAACACTAGCATATCCATTAGATCCTGATACAATATCAAATACTCTTCCACAATCTAAATAATTTATAACATTAGAATTATTACTATTATCTGATAAAGTGATTGTACCTCCAGGACCAGTTAAAGTTAAATTAAATGATCCAGGTAATAAACTTTCTTTATATCTATTTCTATCTACATTTATTGCGTAAATATACCTTGAATTATTTGCTAAACCACCAAAATTAAATCCTTGAGATCCTGTTACAAATGCACCATATACTAAATTTTTATATTGTTTATACGTAGTATATGATGGACTAATTCCAGCAACTAGAGGATTATAATATTGAGATCCTGATCCAAAGGCGTGGCCATACGCAATAGAAAATTGAACAGCTGCTCCAGTGGTGCCTTGTGATAATTGATATACATTTAAATAAAATGCATCAGATGTAATAGTAGTAGATGAAGGTTGTGAAGCTGCAAAAAATGATGTTAACGTAGGAGAATTAGTACTCCATGCAGGAGCAGTAATTGCATCAGATGATACTACAAAATCAGTCGCTGCTAGCGGTGTATATGACATATTTTAATTTTTAAGATGATACTTTATTTATCTGTACAGGAACTGTAATTCTAGCGCCGGAATCTCTACCAACTACAGTTAACAAAGTGTAAAGTGTTGTATTTGATCCAAATAAAGTATTTACAGTTGTAGCTGACATATTCAGTGTAGTACCAATAACAGTTAGACTTACGTTTGTTCCTAAAGTTTGTGTACTATTCGCTGATGAAGCTGCGTTTGAATTAATTCCAACTCCTGTAAAAGTGCTGGTAGTTCTAACATCTCCGATAGTAAAAGTGTATCCATCGGTTTCATAAGTAGAAGTGGCTCCTAAATAATTTAATGTTTGAGGAGTAATTGAAATTGAAGCTCCTTGTGATAGTGTAATCACACTATATCCAATACTAACTACTGGTAATTGAGAAGTACCTCTTGGTAAAGTTACTAATCTATATTTCATAATTTCATTATCTTCTGGAAAAGCTTGTATAACTGGCATATTTTGAATTGCTTCTCCATAAAATGCAGATCCTGATGGATGATTTGGATTGTATAACGTGTAATCTACCTCATCATCTGAAAGAGAAAATTGAGTGATTTTAAATGATCCATCGTTTCTAGCTAGTAATTCTCTACCTTTTTTGGTAAGAATAGCATCTATAACGACTGAAGTATTACTTAAATATGCCATGTTTTAATGTGTTTTTCTGTTTATAAATATATTAAAGTTTAAAATCTTTATCCATTTGTATTTATCTGTGTAGATAATATTTGAGATTGTACTTGTGATTGTATAGTATTAATTTTTAATAATACTTCTGGATTAATATTATTAGGTATTAAAAATCCATATGAAGTTTGTCCTGGTTTTTTTACAAACGTTAGTTGAACATTTTGTTCATCAGCATATTTTCTTAATAATAAGAATTGTAGTATATTATTAGGATTTGATACCCAGCTACTTAATATTGTTGGTATCACTGATATGTTAACTCTATTATTAGAATCAACTGAGTATCCAACCACATCTAGATTTTCTATTCTACTTCCATCTGATAAAACTATTCTATCTCCAAATTGAGGTTGAAAAGCATAAGATACATCTCCATAAGATGCTGAAATACTATATAAACTACTTGAATATACTACTGATGCAGACACAAAATATGGAACGAATTGGTATCCCAAATAATTAGATAAATTTTGACTTAGCACAAGAGATCCAGAAGTTCCAGCAGTATTATTTGAAGCGGCATATATAAAATTACCATTAGCTACACTAGAGGTTGCGTAAGGATATCCTCCAGCTCCAATTGCAGCTGTATTTAATCCTAAACTACTATTAGATGATCCTACACTTAAATAAGCTATATAATTATCAGTAGTTACACTTTGTTGTATTAGTTGAAAATATACTTTATCTGCGGGTGTTATTGATACACCAGGAGTTGTATAATTAATATTAAAAGTTTTTGAATAGTTTGAAGATGCTGTTGTTGTTTTAGATGGAGACGGATTACTTATAATAGTTGCAGATGCTCCATAAATAGTTATATAACTAGTCATAGATGTTGGTATACCTCCTAAAGGTCCATTTCCTGATATGACTAAATAACCCTGTCTAATTGATGATCCTTGATACCATTGACACAAAGCCAATGTTATATTATCACTAGAAGATCCTATAGGAGTACCATTTATATTAATTGGGCCAACTAAATTTAAAGTTGTTACTCCTAAATTAGATAATCCTGTTACTGTTCCTGGTAAAGCTCCTAATGTAGTTATTGAAGCATTAGTAGTCACTGCTGCAGTATAAGTTGAACTAAAACTCATTAATTGTGTAGAGCTTCCTGGTAATAAACTACCATTTAAATATACTTGATAAGCGTATATAGCAGTATCTGTAGAACCTCCTTGAGTTAAAGGATCTGGCAAGGTTACCGTTAAACTAAATTTAGTTGAAAAACTACTAACTCCAGCAACTGTAGGAGTGTAATATGGAAAAGAAACTCCAACAGTACCTGGTGTATAACCCACAGAAGGTCCAGAAGATCCAAATATATTATATATATTTCCAGTTCTTGTAGGAGCACTTGTAATAGTTGGAGCATAATAAGGAGAACCTCCTCCTCCTTTTATATAGGCATTAGAAGCTGGAACATCGGTTGTAGATGGATTCCACGCAATAAAATTAGAAACTGCAGAATTACCAGTGTAAGTAAAAAATAATTGTGTATCAACCCCAGTAACAAAATACAATTGCGGAGAATAAGAATATCCACTATTGTAAATAGTTTTTATTCCATCAGTGGCTTTTTGATTACCATATTTTTTATTATCAAATTGTTTAATAGTCGCAGTACTACCTTGTAGAAATATATTTTGTATATCTGTCCAATGAGTATTATTTTGATTTAATTCTTGCAATCCTCCAGATACGTCTACTAAATAAGTTAGTGTAGCGTTTATTTCACCAGGAATAAATGAACTAGTTTCTACTTGAGTAAATAATCCTATTTTATTTGAATAATAATTTATCATTGGATCATTACCATAAGATATATCTCCTCCATAATTTCCACTACCAGTAGTATAAATATTATAGGTTTTTGCCATTGAAAATGATCCACTATATCTAGGAATTATACTTCGTCTTAAATTATAATTATAATCTTGTACATAAGCATATTGACTATTTGGATTTGATTGATAAGAATTACCCAGTATTATGGATTGAGTAATATATCCATAGTTTGTAGCTTGATTTTTTAAAATTCCTCCAAAATCAAGATGAAAAAAAGTATTAGATCTTATAGAACTTGAAATATTTTGATACAATGCACCAAAATTAATACTTTGACTAGGAGTATATCCAAGATTTAAATTTTGAAAAGGTTGATATGATTTTTCAATTTGACTTTTGTTATGGTAAGTAGATTTAAAACTAGATCCACTAAATTCCCCAGTAAATTTTTCAAATCCTACGCTATGCGAAACTGGAATTAATCCTAAAGTTGAATATTCTGTTTTTACAAATGCAGTGGATTTACTAATTAGAGAGGGATCAGATCCACTTATTTTACTTCCACTTATTTCAGACACTAAAGAACTTGATGTTACAGTTGGTTGATGTCTAGCATATTTACTTCTTTCTAATATGTGTGGTTTTACAATAATTCCTGTCGATACATTTGCTCTAGCGGGCACAAAATCTTTGATCATTTTAAACAATGAATTGTTATAAAATTTGATCATTCGAATATACTCTCCTATACTATGATTAGGATATGTTGCGTACGTACTAAATGTAGTATTTTTAAATGCTTCTAAAGTTTGATAAGATGCAGAATATTGATCATTAGGATTACCTATTAATTGATCTATATTAAAATATCCTAAAGAACCAGTAATAAAAGCATTAATAGAGTCAGCTGGAGAAAATCCAATTTCTATTTTTGAAGAATTTATTCTTCTATTTGTTTGATAATATTGATTACTTATATAAGGTGATAATACAGACGCTGATATTTGTAAACTACTGGTTACTGTATAAGCTTTTAAATTGTTTATTTCTAAAAGACCATCTTGTACAGAAGAATCATATCCTCCAAATTCATTAACTGTTAAAATGCTTTCAGGAATTCCATAACATGCTATTAAAGCTTTTAATCCTCTATGAGTACCTTTTGTTTTTAACAAATAAGGTAAATTATGGTATATTCTTTTATATATTTCATTTTGTATAGTCTGAGCTGGTAAAGTAGCTATACTAGATGTTACAAAATTTGTAATTCTTTCCGATCCTGTTGGAGGCAATAAATTACCATTAGCGTTAATCCCAAATAAAGAGTAATATAAATTATCTGATACATTAGAATTAGTATAAAGATGCATTCCTAGCCCTCTTAAAGCATCTCCAACAAGATCCATAGACACACCCGTGTTAGGATTATTTGTATTATTATATCTATTAGTTACATCTTTATAATATATCCAAATGTTATCAAAATGTTGACCCATCATATATACAAAAGTAGAATACGGAATATTATTTGGATCATCTTGTAAATATCTAGGAATAGAATTTGTTAGTAAATCTTTATTAGTTAGATCATAATATGAAGCAGAATATAAAATAGAAATATTATTTCCTACTGGTTGAGTTGTAGAATTACCTAACCAATTTAAACCAGCAGTAGAATTAACAGACGCTAATGTATAAGGTTGTGTATTATTAGTTTTTGGCCATGCAAAGGATGCAGAAGTAAAATATAAATAATATTCGTAATTATCAAAATTAGTTATTATATTATTTATCGATTGACTTAAAAATCCAATAGAAGAAGAAGCAACTAAATTTCCACCAGTAACAGATTTTTGAGATTGTATTTGACTATTATATGATTCAATTAATCCAAGTTTATAAACAAAATTACTAATTCTTTCTGTAGCACTAGAAAAATGAATAAAATTAGAGAAATTAGAATAATCAACATTTATATTTATTGATTGATCTTGATAATAACTCATCAATTTTTGAAATGATGAAGTTACAGGACTTGATAATAAATTATTATAGTTATAATATGGAGTAGTTAAACCTAATTTTTGATTTACTTCTATTTTAAAATTAGGTCCTCTTAAATTATTTTGATTATTAATAGCATCTACTTCTATTTGAATATTAACATTATAATTTGCAGATTCTGCAATTTTATCAACAATCCATAAAGTTGATTTAATATCAAAATCTAATGGAAGTGGTTCATATAATTTTATTAAAAGATATGCTCCGCTTGAATCTGATGAGTATGCCGCGTTAACTCCAATTATAAGTTGATTATTACCAAAATTTAAATAAAAATCAGAAAAATAATTTTTATTTGCAGCATAACTTTGATATGAATTAAATCCATTTAATATATTAGAATCACTAATATTTTGAGATGCAAGTAATAATTCAGTTCTAGTAGAAGAAATTTGTTTTATCCAGTAGTTATTAACGAAAGAAGAATTAAATAATGTTCTTAAAAAATTATATTGAACATTAATACTTCCTCTATCAAAACCTAAATTATTTACATATGTTTGTGGATCTAAATTAATAGATGTGTACGTACCATTATTACTATTACTATTAGAAGGTAATGTATAATCTGTTAAGTTATAATCACTATTTAACAAATTATTAGAATCATCATATATAAAAGCTTCTATATAATCATTACTATTAGCTAAA